CTTGACTGAGGACAGCGTGAGCAGCCGGTCGATAAGTATCTGCTGGTTGCCATTGCCGTCGAAGGTGCGGGTGGTGGGGGCTGCGACCGTACCATCTGTCTGGAAGGTGATTCCCAGGTAGCTGTCGATCACACCCTGTGCCTGGGAGATGAATGACTGAATCAAGTCGTCGTTGACGGTCGTGGTCGAATCCATCGCGGCCTTGACCTGATCGACCGAGCAGTACGCCTTGTTTGTAAGTGCCATTCGATTCTCCCAGCGGGCAAAGGGGAGAGGATTAGTCTCCCCCGGTTACTACAGGACCGAAGCTGAAACAACCGTCAGAGCGCGAGGTGCGTTCAGGGGCTGGATGTCCAGGTCAGCAGTGACACCGAACTGGCGGCGACGACCGAAGTCGTAGACCGTCGGGTCAGCCATCACCTCTGGGCGGCGCTTCCAGGCAATCGCTGCTGCACGAGGTGCGAACAGGAGGGCCTTGCGGGTCGGGACCAGGGATGAAGCGCCTTCTGCGCCAGCGACCAGGTTGTTGGACTTGATGATGCGGCAGTTGTGCAGGACACCAACTTCACCGTGCAGCATCGTCTCAGGCGAACCGTAGCGCAAGTCGTTACGAACGTCCGAATCGACCAAGAGGTCGGCGTACTGCTGGGGGTTGATGAACAAGCGCCAGAAACCATCGGGGAAGGGGAAGTTGTTAGCGAACTCCAACTGCGCGACGGCAGCCAGGATCAGCTTCGAGGACATCGTGTCACCAGCGACGATGTTAGCCGTGGTGTGTGCGTTCGGGTAGACAGCCGAGAACTTCGTGGCCGTACCGGGAACGACGATGTTCCACAGTGCTGCGATGCCGCCCTCAAGGTAGAGGCTGAAGGCATACGCGAGGCGGTCAACGATAGCGCTCATGCCGTCGTACTTGATGCGGTCGAGGGCCTTGCGGCTGATTGCGACCGACGTGCCAACCTCAACCGGGACCAGCGCGACGTTCGTCGAAGCGGTCAGGGCTATCGGCACCATGTCCGTGCCCTCAGTCAGGGTCGCGGCTGCTGCGATGTCGGGGAGGGTCGGCACGTACACCGTGTCGCCGCTCGTACCGAGAAGGTCTGTCACCTCAACGACTGCCTGCTGGAGAACAGCGCGGCGACGAAGGTTGACTTCCAGGTCTGCTGCCCACACCTTGTTGATGATGGCGGCATGCTGGGCTGTGACCGAAACGGCCTTCTGGACCATCTGATCAATTTGCATGATTCTTATTCTCCGTAGATCAGACCATTGGCCAGAACAGCCTTGGTCAACGCCCACGCGAGGTCTTTTTCCTCGTCCGTGAACTGCTCGCCGCGCGCTGCCTTGGCTGCCAGGTAATCAACCGGGTTGGCCTCAATCTCGCTCTCGGCATTCACCAGGCCACCGACGCGGCCCGCGCCCTCTTCGCGCCCAACGGGTGCGCTCTCGGCGATCTCTTTGCTGACCGCTGCGCTGAACTCGGCCATCAGGCCCTTCATTGCTTCCAGGGTCACGTACTGCGGCTCGGCGGCGGCAACTGGTGCAACCGGCTCGACCACTGCTGGGACTTCAAGCTGCTTGGCAAGATATGCCTCAAGCAGGGCGTCCAACTTCTCGGACATGGATTGCTCCTCCTAAAGGGGCTAGTTGGCGGCGGTGATTATAGCTGTGGGGTTCACCGGAAACGCCGAGATTGTGGACTCCCGCCACGGGTCGATTTTTGTAAAGCGCATCCCGCCGCCTGGGAGTTTCACAGCGGTTCGGACTATGCCCACCCAGGAGAAGCCTCGGACGTTGCCTTTAGCAACCTGGGATGAAGCCAGGGGATCGTCGATCACGCCGCGCCCGTAGACGCCCGTGCCCGACTGGGGGAAGAATGAGAAGTCAGCGGGATCGGTGGGGTGTGAACCCGATTCGATGATCTGACCGTCTCGAACGAGGGCGACTTGCTGCATGTGCCCGATTGGGTACCGCGTCAGGTTCTGCCCTGTGGGTTTGAGTTGGTGCTCAGAGGTCAGCGGTCCACCCATCGACATATAACCGCCGACTGCGCCTTTGAACGCTTCGGGGGGAACGATGTCTTTCTGAATGTCCTGGGCCTCGGTGCTGATCCAGCCTTCGATGTGGGTCGTGCCGTCGTCGTCGGTCCAGGCTTTCTGAATGGCCATAGACTTGGAAACGGGCAACTCCATCTCGATCTCAGGCAGGGCCTTGCTCACGACCTGTAGGCCGTAAATCTCTGCCCAGTCCTGGAGGAGGAGCTTGATGTCTTCTGCGTCGTGATCGGAACTGACTCCGAGCAGGGTCTCCAGGGTGTCGCCGTCGTCATCATGCTCTTCGATGTTGGCGGCGTAGCCTGGCTCGATGCCGATGTCGTTCTCTGGGCTGTTCTCGCCCTCAGCCTTCTTGGCCTCGGTGGCCGTGGCTGGGAGCTTGTCCATCAGGTTGTGCTTGCGGGCGAAGGCGAGAATCCGCGCTCGGACGGCGGAGGGGTCCGCTGCATGTCCGGCCAGGTTCCAGGCTGCCTTCAAGTGCTTGCCCGACGTGTACATCGGGAAACTCTTGTCAGGGCCTGCGTAGGCGTCTGCCGACTCACGCTCCGCTGCCGTCATGCTCTTGGCGATGTACAGCAGGAGAGGGAGGTCAATTGCCATGCTGCATTTGGTCCTTTCGCGCTCCGACCTTCTGAGCGGCTTCCACAGGACCACGGGGTGCGGTGGGGGCTGCTGCCGAGGGGGGCATTGGCTTGGGGCCGGTCTTCGGGAGGTTCATCTTGAAGGACGAGCTACCGGAGGCGTCCGGGGTGGTGAATCGTTCGGGGGGCTGCATCATACGGAGCAGGGGCAGGCTGGTGATCGGGGTCATATCCGGCGGGGGCGTTGTGCTGCCGTCCGCGTTGACCACGGGCTGCTGCATCTGCATGACGATCTGTGCGATGCCGACCTGGGCCTGGAGAACCGCGAGGTTCAGGGCCGCAAGCTGCGCGTCGGAGAACTGCTCGATCTGGCTGATCGGGATACGTGCCGCGCCTGTGTTGACGTGTGGCTCGTCGCCGCCATCCATCGAGGGGAGGCCCTTACGGTTCCTGACCTGGTTGATGGAGATGATACCCTCGTCGAGGTACACCTTGTCGATCTGCGCCTGGAGCAACTCATCACGGCTGTCGATGTCCTCGTAGTAGAGTTCGAGGTCGTTGAAGCCTAGGATGTGCTTGAGAAGTTGTGCGGAGGTCTTCCCGACGAACACGTCCAGCAGCGGCTCGATGGCGCGCTTCTTGAAGGTGTAGGAGAGGTTGAATCCGTTGGCCTTGCTGATGCTGTCCGCGTCTCCCATCTCGTTGACGGTTACGCCAAGGATCGACAGGATATACATGCGGACGGAGGCAAGGAGCTTGGGCGCTTCCAATTCGGAGAGCTTGTAGTTGAAGGGAATCCAGTTGGCCCCGCCCTTGGAGCCGGTCATGATGATGTTCTGCTCGTGCTGGGACTGGTTGCTGACCTGGTTGTTCCAGAGCGTGATCGCGGAGATGATCTCGTCTTCGGTGATGTCGCCGAGGTCCATGACGCCGAACGGGACGTTCGAGTCAGTGAAGCGACCGCCGATGAAGGAAAGCATCAACTGCTCGATGATCCCGGCTGCAAATAGCTGGGCGACGCGGGATGCCGGGTAGCGGGACTCAGAGCGGGGGTCTAGCTGGTAGAAGACCACTTCGTCGGGCATGAAGGTGTGGACCCCATCGCGCCCGATCAGCGGCTTGCCGAACTGGTCAAGCTGGTCGTAGCCCAGGACGAATCCGTGGCTGTCGTAGTCGATCCTAACGTTCGCACCGTCGAGGACGTGGAGGTTGGCGACCTTGGTGGTATCCCCTGGCTCAATCTCGACTGCGGCGTAGCCCAGGATGATGAGGTCTCGGAGCAGCTTGCGTCTGAACTCGCGCTCGTCGTCCTGGGGGTTCGGACGCTCTAGGAGGTCGTTCACGAAGCGGGCAGCCCGGACTGGGGCGGTTTTGGACGGGTCGGAGTTGCGAACCTTGACCTTGACCCCGGAACAGTAGTCCAGGATCGCGTTCATGGCACCAGCGACGGTGGGGGCCTTCAGGACGATCTCGCGCATGCGGATGGCGCTGATAGAGCCGAGGGCGTCGGCCTGGACTCCCTGTCGGGGCTGGCCGTAGGAAGCCGGTGCGTTGTTGACATACTCCGAGATGATACCCTTGGACGAACCAGGGAACACACGCGCGAGGAAGTCAGACCCGGCTTGGAAAATGCCCGTGAAAGGGTTGGCCATAGTCAGTCTCCAAATATCGGGTCAAAGTCCGCCGGACGGGGCTTGGGCTTAGGGGGCAGCCCTCCCGGCATGTTTGCACTGCGGAAGAGGCCCATACGGCGGGGGATGTTGGCGAGGTGTGCACCGAGCGAGAGGGAGGCAACGATGTCGTCGTGTCCCTGGCTAGCCTCCATCTGCACGCGCTTCGAGGGCAGAATCTTGTACTCGAAGTAACGGAGTTCGTCAGAGATGTCTCGGTCGG